CCGGGCATTATGAAGAAACAATGAAGAGAAAGTGTGCGGAAGCACAGACTCTGAGCGAATGTATGGATGAATCGAGAAGACCGAAACGGTGGTGGGAAGATTCAGATGGATCGAAAGTGAATTGTGGTGGTTTTAAATCGAGTCTTTTTGACTGTTCAGGGAGATATATCGACCCGCTCCCACCAAAGTGGTATGGTAAGCTACAAATGTGTAAAACCTCATCTTTAACCAATCGAGAAGATGATGTTACTAAGTATAAGGAGAAATACGTTTCTAAAAAAATTGTAGGTAATCCGGAAGAATGGAAATTGAAAGAAGGGAAAGGACCACCCACCGATACTGGGAGCACAAAGTATATGAACGCGTGTGTATATATAGATCGTAGTGACGCACGAGGTAAATTGTATTGCGATTACGATGATAAATTGCGGATAAATAAGTGTAGGGACTTGAAAGAGGGTGAGTCTAGTAATGTTAAATCTTATTGGAGTTCCATCAACCGTAACACGGGTGGTAGTAGCGGTGGTAGCGGTGGTTATACTCCTCCCACCGGTGGTCCCGTGACACTTCCCGTCAGTGGTCCCGTGACACTTCCCGTCAGTGGTCCTCCCACCAGTGGTAGCGGTGGTCGCGGTGGTCCCGTGATATTTCCCGTCAGTGGTCTTCCCACCAGTGGTCGCGGTGGTCGCGGTGGTCCCGTGACACTTCCCGTCAGTGGTTCTTGTCCTCCAGTTATGTTAACGTTATATTATAGCGGACTGCTCGATACTGACTATTGGAAAGATTTGTATAAAAGATACTCTAGTGAATACTCGATTTATACGAAACTAGGAAGGGGAGATAGTATATCTTCTAATAATGTTCAGATATATATTAATAGGTATAACGAAATATCAGAACAGCAGTGGAAGCACAAAGACAGTCTTTCGGAACAAGAACTAAATGATAAAGCTCAAAAATATAAACTTTTGAAAAGTAGATTTCAATCATACGCTAATTGTATGTTATACCGTAGTATTCCGGTAACAACTTATATTAATAAAATTGACTATGTTATTAAAATATTCGAACCGAACAGCCAATAGTTGCCCACTTATTTGAATATAAATGTAACATAAAGATTAACACACATTTACATTAAATGAACCCTTCGAACAAAAAACCCACTGAATCTCTAAACAGAATGAGTTATGAAGAACGTGAAAAAATGTACGCAGAAAAGCGTGCTCTCGCGGTAGAAAAGGCACTCAAGACTGAGAAGATTCGTTATCCGAATCGGAAGTAACTAGTTCGACGTGGTCCATCTCATAACAACATTGAGCAAACCCGTCATAGACTCGTAAACATGCGCGACAATAAAACATTTTACATTATTTGAATATAATTTTCACTTAAGTCGATGATGAATGTATGCAGAAAGTATATTCATCATGGATACTGTCGATAGTCTTCGAATGGTTATCGATGATCTCAAACGTATTCGTTCGAATTTGAATGACGATTGTAAAGAAAGTTCCGAAGAATATGAGCGAGTGATGGATAAATTACGCGGTCACAACGCAGTTAAATGTCTGCTATATGTATCACTCGTTATTAATACGTTTCTGATGTTTTATGTAAGAAAGGTGTTTTACGATATTGATCCGTATACGTTTTTGTGGATGACTAATCATACCGAAATGTAATCTAGTATAAAGATTTTGATTGTAATGACAATAAGATGAAGCTTCTTATCAAACGCCTTTCGGAAGATTCTATTGTACCTACACGCGCCTCCCCTGGATCTGTGGGGTATGATCTATATAGTACCTCTAACATGTTCATCCCACCTATGGAACGTGGAATTGTAAACACTGGTATTGCCGCTACTATTCCCATGGGTGTGTACGGACGTATCGCTCCTCGTTCTGGACTTGCTGTTAAGCATGGAATTCAAACAGGGGCGGGTGTTATCGATCCCGATTATACGGGTGAATTGAAGGTCATTCTGTTTAATCACGGAAGTGAAAAGTTTGAAATTAAACAGGGTGATCGCATTGCTCAACTTATTTTGGAAAAGTGTGAAACGCCTCTTATTGAAGAAGTTAATGCTATCAAGGATACTGAACGCGGAACTCGTGGTTTTGGATCTTCTGGATAAACATAATTAATTCGCAAACGCTATACCTGCCATACCGTCTTTTATCCTCAAAATGTTATAATTGACTGTATAGGCACGCACAATATTACCATTCCTGGTACCTGTACCAGTGAGGTTAAGCTTCGCGTTATCGATACGCGAGAAGTTAAGAGAACCGCTGGGCTGAGAAGAGTTCATCTTTAAGCAGAAAGGCCACGTAAAAGTAGAGACGGTGCTGAGAGTCGCCGATGGAAGAGATGTGCAGTGCATCTCCGGGACGACGTTGTGGTGGTAGACGGGAGACATTTCCTCAAAGAGAGTGGTGCCGTTGATGTAGAGAGAAGCGCGGTCGAACGTGAAGTTGGTATCCCATTGCGAGTTATCAGCCTCGGAAGAGACGACGTGGATAGCCTTCGAGGGGTGGTTGAAGTAGGTGAGATCGATGTCGACATCGTTCGCAGACATGGGTTGAAACTGGGTCTGTGTGATGAGCATCTCATGTTCATTATCAACAAGCATCTGACGCTCCTCGGTGTCGAGGTACACATAAGTACCGTAGACCTTGGGTGTAGAACCCGGTTGAAAAGTACCCGACCCACCTCCATTACGGCACTTGATTCGCAGCTCGACCTGGTGGAACTGAAGCGCGGTGAGAGGGAGAGATTTGGTCCAATCTTCGGAGAAGAAGAAGGGGATGAGATAATGATCGGCGGCCGCATCAGTTCCCTTAGCGTTGTCGGAAACCTCGTCGAGAGTCACAGCACAACTCGCCTTAGCGCCATCTTGCTTGTAGAGTAAATTGTGAACACCCTGAATGAAAAGGGCGTCGAGGCGGCACACTTCCTGACCACCAATCCAAAGAGAAAACTCGGTCGTGCTGGTGTCGTCGGTGCTAAAGAAACCGGTACGCTGCGCACCACCGCGGCCGATGTTGGTGGCCTCGACCCATACATAGCTTAAAAGATCACCCTTTGTACGCAGAGGGATCACGACCTCGTTACCAGCGGCGAATGTTCCGACATAATCGAGACGCTCGGGTTTGATGGAAAAATTCGTGTGACGTTTGTAATTTTGGCGGAAAAAGGAAACCTGGGGGGATCCTGTGATGTAGGCATCCTGAGCACCCTTCGATACAAGATCAATTAATGCGGCTGACATTTATTAGTAAATGATATTAAAATTTTAGCTCGTTAACGAAGTATGGTCCAATTTCAGGTGTTGACGTGGGATGCTCGTGACGAAAATGACGAACACATTATACGTCTATTCGGTAAAACTATGAATGGTGAATCAGTATGTGTCACCACGCCGTTTGTTCCTTATTTTTTTATCAAGATTCCGTTAGGTTTGAGTGTAAAAACATTGGTGACGTGTATTGAACGAGTGTGTCCAGATAGTATTTCACACACGGATATTGTGAAAGCCAAAGATATGGAAGGGTTCCAGAATGGTGAAATTTCTCAATTTTTACAGGTATATTGTTCCGACTTGGCGACGCGGCGTCAAGTGAGTAATCGTTTACGTAAATCCATCAATGGGTTGAAGACGAAATTGAAAATATACGAATCGAACGTCGATCCTGTGCTGAGATTAATGCATCGAACTGGTATTCAATCTACGGGTTGGGTTGATACAGGAAACTCCTGTACGAGAGCGTTTCACGCGAACGTAGATATCGATTTACAGTGTAAAAATTGGAAACTATTAAAACCCATAGAAACGACTGATATAGCCCCATTCGTGATCGCGTCAGTTGATATTGAATGTTATAGTTCTACTGGGAAGTTTCCCAGTCCCCGTGTACACGGTGATGCTTGTTTTCAAATCGCGATTTCATTAGTACGATTCGGTGAAGACGAACCCTTTGATAAAACATGCCTCTGTTATAAAAACACAGATCCAAAGCTTGAAGGATGTACAATTACTAGCTTCGACACGGAACGTGATTTATTATTGGCGTTTTCTAAGTATCTTCATATTCATGACATAGACATCATAACGGGGTGGAACATATTTGGTTTTGATCTTGAGTATATCATGGAACGTGGTATGTTAAACAGCTGTCCTCTGACTTTTTTTCATATGAGTAAACTCAAAGGGTACACGTGTAATCTTACGAGTAAAAAACTTTCATCAAGTGCCCTGGGTGATAATGAATTAAAACTAGTCCCAATGCCCGGTCGTTTTATTTTTGATATGTTTCACGAAATCAAACGTGAATATAAATTAGATTCGTATAAACTTGATAGTGTTTCTGAAAAATATTTGGGTGATAAGAAGATTGATATGCCTCCGAAAGAAATGTTTGCGCGATACGTGGAAGCTGATCCTGTAAAATTGCGAGAAGTTGCCGAATATTGTATTAAAGATACACTTCTTCCACATAGACTTTTAACAAGACTCTGTACACTCATGAATCTTTTGGAAATGGCAAAAGCGACGTGGGTACCCCTGAGTTACCTGGTAGAGCGTGGTCAGCAAATCAAGGTGTTTAGTCAGTTGACGAAAAAGGCGCGTGAGATGGGATTTAAAGTTCCGACATACGAGTATGGATATACGGATAATGCGGGGTACGTCGGTGCTACTGTTCTGGAAGCGCAATCTGGGGCGTATTACACACCCATCACAGCACTCGATTTTGAAGGGTTGTACCCATCTATCATGATGGCACACAATTTATGTTATTCGACCCTTGTAAAAGATCCCAAATACGATAACTTACCCGGGTATTACGTACGAAAGAA